CCCTCTACCGCTCCAAAATGAAAAAAATTCCGTTTGATATAGAAGTATCAGACATTATTATTCCTGAAATATGTCCTATTCTTGGACTTCCTTTAAAAAAATCCATTGATGGAAATAGAGATTTTAGCCCTAGCCTTGATAGAATAGATAATTCTAAAGGTTACACAAAAGGCAATATTCAAGTCATATCATCTAAAGCTAATACCATGAAACACAATGCTGATGAAGCAGATTTAATTAACTTTTCTAATTGGGTGAAAGAAAATTATGGCAAGTAAATATAGCGAAGCTGGAAAAGGATCAACTCCAAAACTTAAAGAAAAAAAGAAGTTTGATAATGGTTGGGATAGGATTTGGGGTTCTAAAGAAAATCATAAAGAAGATAGTGTTTTTTATGATTCTGATGAAACTGTATGCTGGGATGAAGATAAAGCAAATATTATAGGTATTAATTCAGAAGGCGATCACTACATTAAATGATCTTATAATTGATACCATATCATATCAAATAAAAAAGGGGCATTTTAAGCCCCTTAATTATTGGTGATACCGATTTTCTGAGGAACGCTATTCACCTTATCTAAAGCTACTACTTATTCATAACATACATAGTAACTTCAAATCCAAATCTCATTTCTGTTGCTGATGGAGTTGTCCACATAATTAGTCCTTTATCTGTAACAAGCAAAATTACTTGTTATGCAAATTATGGTCTTTTTGCAAGACAAATCCATCAGTAAAATCATTAAAATGGTAGGTCAGCTTTACTTTCTGATCCACCCTCTTTAGGTTGCGGTTCTCTCATTGTTACCCAGCCGTCAAAATTGACAGGGATAGATTCAATAAGAAGTGAAGTGCCGCCTTGTTTATTAGACATTGCAACTCCAACTTTAGTCCAGCGAGCTTTTGTTTCGCCTTCTTTGTTTACATACTCGCCCGTTTTAGCGATTAAATCGTGGGTGATAGCCATTAGTTATTTTCCTTTAAGTTATTTACGATAGTTTCTATTTCATTCAAAAAAGCGATCACCGCATTTTGCATGTTGTTAATATACTCATCATCACGATAAATACGCTTTACGAATCCTTGCAAATGATCGGGCATTTCAGGATCATAGGATACAAGGTCGCAAAATTCTCTTTTTTCATTTCCATTAGAGCCAGGCACGCAAGCCAATTGCCACATTACTTGGTCATAATATTGTTCTAATTGTTTACCGCCTGTTAAGATATTATCTAAATGGTTTTCAGGGTTAGGTATCTTGATTTCAATCAAAGAATTGGTTGCGTCAACTAATCCATCAGGCGAACATTGACCGCCATCAATAGATGGGTGTAGAACGATTGCTACTTGATCCACAAAGGTATTATATTTAACTTCATACCATGCCCTAGCCATAGGTTCTAAATCGATTCCTCGTTGCATTGCAGGGGTTTTATAGGTATCTAATTTGCGCCCTGTTAATCTTTCCCTAATAAGCTCATTCTTATATTTTCTTTTAGTTAAAGATTCAGCGCCACCTCGACCTTCAGTTAAAAGATCAGATATTCTTGAGCCACCGATTTTGCCAATTCGAAGCGCTTGCCATTCGGGGCTGCCTTGTTCTATACCTTTTATTATTCTATCCATTTAATTTTAAGTTCCTATAAGTTACGCCATCGTGCCATTGTTGGTCGGTTGATTTGTCATAAAAATTTATTACTTGATCGGGATGAAGAAGTAAAGGCTTATGATCTTTAAAACAAAAAGCATAAAGCAAAGGGCATTTTTCAGAGCTATACCATTCCATAAACATTGGAAGCATTTTAATTTCTGAAGCTTTAATATTTGCAGTTCCTTTAACCATAATCAAAGCAGCCTTACCATTATTGTTAATATAAAAATCAGGCATATTTCTAATAAAAGTATTTAAGTCATAAAAGTTAGGAATGGGATCATTCTTTTCATCAAAACCTAATCTTCTATAAAAATAACCTTTAGTTGCACAGTAAGATTCAAATAATACTTCCGCTATATTGACGACATTATTTCTTTCTTTATAAGAATAAGCTCCATTCATAGTCTTTGATTCTTTAGTTTGCCATAAAGTGGGGCTAGAATATATTTCTCACCCAGCTCTCTTTTAAGCATTTCCACCTTTGTTTTGCGAGCTTCTATTGCCATAAGTTCTGAATCTAAATACTTTAGTTCAACACCAAAAAAATTAGAGTTTCTTAATCCGTCAATCATAGCTCCGCCTTTCTTTTATCTTTAGCTTCAATAACCATTTTAGATAAAGTGCGATCATTCTTTACTTCGCCCATCACAAAATTATAATTTGCCTGGAGTTCTTCTAAAGTTTGAGATTGATTAATTCTTTGAAGATAATCTGCCGCATTAAGAGCTGCGGATTGACCATCATCATCATCGGCATAAAGAGCGCAAAGACTAGAAATGGAATATCTGCGAATATAAGAAATTGCAGAACCTAATCCTTGTGGATCTTGTTTTTGAATAGGACAAACGGCAGTATCCTCAATCCATTCACCCGAACTATGGAGTAAACGAGTGGTTAGATGAAGCTTATTGTCGTCTGATGGGCTTAAAGATTGAAGTATAGCAATGCCATTATCATTGAGTGGCTTCTTAACCGCTTCAATAACTGAATTGATATTTGCATACTTGGATTTAAAATGAGGGTTAGTAGAATCTTTAGCGGCAAATCTAATTTCTTTTTGCGCGGATACTAAAGCTTCAGCTATCTGTTTGATGCTTTCGGAAGTTTTCATGCCGCCCCCTGAACTTTAAATTGTTCCCAGGCAGTAATAATTTTTCCTGTCATGCCAAAACCTGCACCGCTTTTGTAAGCACACAAATCGCTTTCCATAAATTCTGAAATTTTAGCGCGCCATTGAAGCGATATTTCATGCTCTTGGCATTGATTGAGTGTTGAGAATAATGCGCCATCGCTGGCTTGATAAGCTTCTATTAATTTCATCTTGTCTTGTCCTTTTAAAAGTTTCGTTAAATTACATGGTTAATTGTATCATTATAAGCCCACCGAGCAAAAGTATTTGTTTCATGATTCTCGGCAATAAATTTTGCAAGCCTTTTAATTTCCGCATCATATAAATCTTTAATGCGACCAATCTTATCATCCTTGCCATCATAAAGAATAATCTTTACTTGATTTTGAAGTGTAATCTCATCATAAAAATCAGAAAAAACTTCAGCATTAAAAGTAATATGATGTTCAATAAGTTCTTGCAAAGAGATATGCGGCTCTAAATCCAAGAAATCAGGATCAGTGCTTATCATGGTTTGAATATGAATCTTGTGTTGGAACTCTCGTTCTTGGCTAGACATAATTGCCCCCGTAACTTGTTGATTCACGGCTATTTTATCCTTATCTTCTTGATTTGGCAACATTTATTTACCCAACCAATCCATAACCATTGGAGTTAAAATATAAAGGCATATTGCAAAATAGGAAAATGCAGCAATAGCATAGATGATTGCAAGCTTGGTATCTTTACTCATTATTCAGCTCCTATATCAGATTTATATGGATCAATAGAACTTTGCACAAACTCATAAGTATTACTTTGCGAATTATGCTTGAGTTTTGAATTAGGCGCAACAAATTCATATTTGTCGGCAGTCCAATTGTATTTAAGTTTGGCTGATGCAGGCGCATAGTTATATTTGCCCTCAACCCAATTATAACGAAGCTTTGGTGATTCGCCTGCAAATGAAGCGATTGGTAGTGCGATTAATAGTGCGGTTAGTAGTTTCATATTAGTTTCCTTTTAAATTTGTAGAAATTTTAGCTTCAATATCAGACCATTTCTGATAAACGCCATTATCATTAAAGCCAATTTTTTTATAAAAATTAGATTTGTTTTGATATTGCAATGATCTTGCTTTTGCAACTTTTGATTTAATTTCTAATATAAATTTATCCATTTTAGTTTCCTTTAAGTTTCGTTAAAAATGTGTTGCTAGGTGTTATTATGCCTATATCAAAATTAAATACAACTATTTTTAAAAATATTTTATGAAGAATAACGAACACCTGGCACAGTCTTTGCTTATTAAATGGTTTAGACTTCAATACCCATTAATGGCAAAATGCCTGTTTGCTATACCAAATGGCGGTGCTAGGCATATAGGAACTGCTATTAAACTTAAACAAGAGGGCGTAACCGCAGGGGTGGCTGATTTGTTCCTTATGATCCCAGCAAATGGTCTTCATGGGCTATTTATAGAGATGAAGAAGGATAAAAGTGCAAGATTACAACAAAACCAAATAGACTTCCTTAATTTAGCAGAATCAATGGGTTATGGTGCAGAAGTGGCTTATGGATTTGAGGAAGCTCAAAAAATAATACAAAAATACTTGCGCGAATGATAAGTTTCGTTTAATAATAAAAAGGACAAGACAAAAGAAGGGAAACTAATTGCACTACTATCAACACAATATATCAGACTATAGAGCTGATACAGGGCATCTAACCTTACTAGAGCATGGTTGTTATCATCAACTATTAGATCAATACTATCTCAATGAAGAACCACTTCCTTTAGATATAGACAAAATATTCCGATTACTTACTGCGAGGACACAAGATGAAAAGGATGCTATTAAAAATGTGCTTAAAGATTTCTTTATGGAAACTGAAGCTGGTTTTATTCAAAGAAGGTGTGATGATGAGATTAAATTCTATCACGAACGGATAGATTCTGCGGCGGCAGCAGGTCGTAAGAGTGCCGAGAAACGGGCGAATTCCAACGGGCGTTCAACGGGCGTTCAACGGATGTTCAACCAACTAATAACTAATAACCAAGAACCAATAACTAATAACCAAGAACCAATAACTA